CGAGCATCCACCGCGAGATACTGGACGCGCTGACAAGGGAGGACAATGCCGTCGTGGAGATATGCGAGGACCGGGCCGTCGAAGAGATGCGGTGCTACCTCTCCAAGCGCTATGACTGTGACAGGATATTCACCCGGACCGGAGACGGACGGAGCCAGCTCGTGCTGATGATGGCCATAGACATCGCAGTGTACCATATTTTCAGCATCCATAACCCGAGGAACCTTTCACCCCTGCGCAAGGAACGCTACGAAAGGGCCGTCGAATGGCTCAGGGCGGTAGCGGCCGAGGAGATATCCGTGGACGGGCTGCCACTGCTTCCCGAAGAGACAAGGGCGGCAAAATCAAATTTCCTTATCAAAAGCAATCGTAAACGTGTAAACCACTGGTAACATGAGCAAAAGACAGAAAAGGGCCGGAAAGATAACCAAAAGCGGAAACCTGCCGAGGCCCGGGCAGAAAGGACCCGCAACCATCATACTGACACAGCCCAAACGCTTCGGCATAGACATAGCGGACTATATGCTGGCCATACGGGCCTTCGAGAACGTGGATTACTCCAGAAGGTTCAGATTATACGACCTGTATGAAGACATTCTCATGGACACGCACCTGACAAGTGTCATCGAGAAACGGAAAAACGCCGTGCTATCCTCCGTCATCGAGTTCAGACGTAACGGAAAACCGGACAAGGCGGTAAACGAACAGATACGCTCCCCGTGGTTCCGGCGCCTCATAGGCGACATCCTGGACGCGAAATTCTGGGGGTTCACGCTCGTACAGTTCTACCGCAAGGGGGAATGGGTAAACTACGACCGGATACCGCGCAAGCACGTGGATCCGGTGCGCAGGCTCATACTGCGCCACCAGACGGACACCACCGGAACATCCTGGGACGAATACCCCGACCTGCTGTTCATCGGGGAGCCGGAAGAGCTCGGGATGCTCGCAAAAGCGGCCGTATGGGTGATATACAAGCGGAACGACGTGGCGGACTGGGCGCAGTTCGCCGAAGTGTTCGGCGCACCCATCCGGGAATACACATACCCCACGGATGACGACGAGGCACGGCAGAGGGCGCTGGCGGACGCGGAAAGCACCGGAAGCATGGCGGTATTCGTGCACGCCCAGGAAACAATAATGGAACTCAAGGAGGCGGCGAACAAGACCGGAAGCGCGGACCTCTACGACAAGCTCTGCGAACGCTGCAACAGCGAGATATCGAAACTGTTCCTCGGGAACACGCTCACCACCGAGGCATCGGACAAGGGAACACAGGCACTCGGAACCGTCCACAAGGACGTGGAGGAGAAAGTCACGCTGGCGGACCGGCAGGACATCCTGGACGTGCTCAACTACAACATGACCGACATATTCGCCATGCTCGGGATAGACACCACCGGAGGCGAGTTCTGCTACCCGGAAAAGAAGGTCATCGAGCCGGAGAAGAAGATGAGCATCCTCACCCAGCTGCGGACGAACTTCGGCCTGCCGGTGGGAGACGATTATCTGTACGAGGAATTCGGGGTCGAGAAACCGGCAGACTACAACGAACTGAAAAAACGGCAGGAAGCCGGAGCGGCCGGAATACAGAAGGCGAAAGAGAAAGCGGCAACCACCGGGGAACGGGAGGAGGAAGAGGAGGAGATGCCGGAGACCGGCAAAAAGACTCCAAAAGAGAAGAAAAACGCCCTTAAAAACGCGTATAACTGGCTGAAACGTTTTTTCGCGAAAGCCCCGGGGAAAGACGGGGCAGTTTTAGAGTGGTGATGAACGACCTCTACCGGTTGGAAAACAAGCAGGTGGAGAACGTGTTTTCTTTTGATGAGGAGGTACTGAAGAAAGCCCTGAAGAACATATACGGCAAGGAGTTCCATCCCATGACCGACATCGAGGAGAACCTGTTCGAGGCCACGTGGAAAACGATGAACAAAGCCACCGACAAGGGGTTTGGGACACGGAAAACCGATGATCCGGATTATGACTTCTACCGTGAAATCCGAATGAACAACGCCGTGTTCGCAGCTTTCAAGGTACACAGGGCACAGAACGACATGGCAGCGCTGCTGCTGGACAAAAACGGAAGTTTAAAGCCGTTTGAACAGTGGGTGAAGGAAGCCATGCCCATAGCCGACCACCAGATGATCCATTGGCTGCGTACAGAATACGACACGGCCGTCATACGGGCACACCAGGCCGCGGACTGGAGACAGTTCGAAAGGGAAAAGGATGTATTGCCGAACCTCAAATGGATGCCGTCCACAAGTGTGACGCCGGGAGCCGACCACCAGATTTTCTGGGGGACCATACGTCCGATAGATGATCCGTTCTGGAACGAGCACAGGCCCGGAGACAGATGGAACTGCAAGTGCACGCTCTCATCAACGGATGAAGCGCCGACAGCGGTACCGGACGAAAACGGGCAGAACAAGGCACATGACGGTCTGGAAAACAATCCGGGAAAAGACGGCAAACTGTTTTCAGACAAACACCCCTACATTACTGAAGCGCATCCGGGAGCAAAAAAAGCCGTGGACGCACTGACCAGGCGCATCAACGAAATGATAGCCGAAATGCCGGACAACCTGACGCTGGAGGAAAAAACCGACATCGCCCGCAACAATCTCAAGATAGAAAAGGCACTCGGCGTTACCAAAGGCAAGCCGATGACATACGAACAGGCGAACAAGGGAAAGGAGAACCCGAAATTCGGAAAAGAGGAAGGATACCGCGTGAATTGCCAGACCTGCACCGTGACACACATGCTCAGAAGGTTGGGGTTTGACATCGAGGCAAAACCCAACATCAGACAAAGCGCATACAATGAAATGGCAAAACAAGGTATCACATGGGAAGAACGTTTCCTGAACCGGGACGGAACAAAGCCGGATTATGACTATACCTATAAATGGCAGGTCAGAAAGGGATATCAAGTAATGAATGCAAACCGGCTGAAGGAATACTTCAGGGAAAAATTCAGAGAGGATGGAATATACGAGATATATTGTGCCTGGAAAGGCGGCTCCGCACACGTGTTCTGCGCAGAGGTGACTGAAGGAAAGACAAGGTTCTTCGACCCGCAAACCGGAAAGGATGATGCAAGCAATTACATACAGAGCATGAAAGCGGGCCGTGTGGGAGTGATAAGAATAGACAACAAACTGGTAAATCCCAAAATCATGGGACTATTCATCACCAAATAAACGGGAAGAAAGTGCCAGCCCCTCCTCACCGTCCACCAGACGGCAGGACTGGCCGTCGAACAGAATAAAGGCGGGAAGACCGACAGGCAACTCAAAACCATCCCCGTCAACACAGCCCACGGAATAGATGCTTCCTTCAGGGGAACTGGCTGATAAGACAACGGAGTTGTAACCGCTACTGTTTGCTAATTCCGACACTTGTTTAGGTATTTCCATAACGCAAAAAGGCACATAAAAAACGCCTTGCTGCAAAAGTATAAAATTATTTTTTAATTCAGTCATTCATGGACATAAAAGAATATTCAAAACTGATAAAAGCCAAACGGAAAGAACTGGATGGGCTAATGAAACGGAAAATGCCGGTTATCGCTGGACGAATGGCAAA